TTTCTCCTTCACTTATGTACATGATGAAGAAGTGTGGAAAAATTGGCTAAAAACAACAAGAATTTCTTGTAAAAATTTTGATATCGCAGTTGAAATAGTACGAACTTATGGGCCATTATATGTTATTAATTTTGTTAGATGCCCAAAACCTAAAAGAAGCTGCTTACTATCTGAGGAGATGTTAATCCGTAACTTGCCTATTTCTGTTATTGGCAACGAGTATTGTCTTGTACCTGACATCATATCCGCAAGTTATGATAATTTCCTCTTCTCCCAAGATAAGATCCCACATCTCGTCACACCTAAGAACGTTGTGTCGCAATGTATGACCTACGTTCAACGTGTTAAAGACGAAGGTTTAAAATACACCGAAGTCGCAGCACTATTATCAGGCACATTACATGAGCTTAAAATCGGCAATGTTGTTTATGCCAAAAGATGGGAAGCGGACGCACTCTGTTTCCATAGAACTGTTGTTTCATTGTTTATACTTGGCGCTGTCAAAAGAGCTGAAAGAACGACAGTTATTAGCCGTGCTTTTAACATGCTTAAGAAATCTGGCTTTTGGCATGACATATTTTATTGTATCAAACATTTAATTGCCGAATTTTTATTCGAACCTGAAAAACATTATAAGAACATAATTAAAAATAGCTATAAAATACAAGGTTACGAAATTAGAAATTTTGTCGACAAACAAGTATCACTTGTTCAAAAAGTTGATGTGCTTGATAAAGAAGATCCGTACGATTATGTAGAAACCGACGACAACTCTGACACTCTAAGTGCAGTTGAATCACTTGACGTTAAACCTGCTGACTTGATAGAGTTTAGTAATGACACGGTTGATACAGTCAGTACAATAAGTACCATCGGCGATGCTAATGACCTTTGCACACGCGTTGACGCCTATACACAAACGGATCTAAATACTATCGATAGCGCAGTCCAATATGATGAATTTTTCTATTGTCTGCCTGATTTTGACGATGACAAGGTCGATTTGGACACCTCGTATGACCAGAATGACCCCAACAACATCACTTATTCTAAAGACGGTATCCGTATAATTAAACTTAAGATGCCACCTAATAATGATAATTCATCATTATCTACTATCACTGATGATATTTTACAGCAGATCACCACTGATGATTCTATTGTTGCTGATACTAAAACTTTAATTGATCAACAAAACATTGATGCTAAAATCTTTGATCTTGATAAAGAGGTCGAATTAATAAACAACCAACTTAAAATGTTACAAAAGCATCTCGATCATATTAATTCCAGTAATGAAAGTAGTACGGATACGTCTTCTGACGACGATAGTACCAACACAAGTATTTCTTGTCACGATTTTATGGACACCTTGAATGAAGTCGAAAAAGATCAACAAGTGCAACCAATTGATTCAAAATCGATTAATGATGTCGATGCTACACCATCATCCATGATTACCACGAAGAAGAGCGTTACCTTTTCTAAGAATGTTAAAGGCTACGGCAAAATTTCTGAAAACTATCGGAAAATGAACATAGACTTAAACAATTACAAACCTAAATGTTCTATTCGATCTAGAACTATTTATCCTAACGGTCAATGCTTATTACAGGCGATATCCGATAGCACCTATCTTCGTGATGTTACAACAAAAGACGTGT